TTATAGTTACACATTCTTATTAATGGGAGCATAAAAAAAAATAAAATTATTTAAACAAACAATATGGCAACAACTTACAAAATATTAAGCCAAGTAACAGGTTCAAGCGCAACAGCATCATTATATACTTCACCAGCTCTTACTCAAACAGTAGTATCTAGCTTAGTAGTAGCTAATAGATCAACATCAAATTCAACTTTTTGGATTGCAGCTATGTCCTCAGGTGACACTTTAGCTAATAAAAACTATTTAGCATTTAACGTACCTATTTCTGCTAGTGATAGTACAGCATTAACATTAGGTATTACACTTAATGCTGGTGATTTCATTCAAGTATCTGGTATGGCAACAGGATCATTTACATTATTTGGTAGTCAAATATCATAATTTAAAATATGTCAGTAACAAATTTTAGAAGAGCATCATTAAAAGATGGTTTACCAAAATCAAGTGATTTTGCTGATATTGCACCGGCTCCAGTAGTGTCAGCTTTTAGCATAACAGGAGGTGAAGAATTTACTTCTGGTAGTTTTAAAATTATTAGAGTTACAGGCTCAACTAATTTAGTAGTTAATGGTGGTGGTAATGCTGAAATATTAGTAGTTGCTGGAGGAGCAGGTGGTGGGGCAGGTACAGCAGGTGGTGGTGGTGCAGGTGGATTAATTTACTCTGCTTCATTTACTTTACCTGCAACAGCTTCATTACCAGTAACAATTGGTAATTTTGGCGTAGGTGGAGCTAATGGTACTTCACAAGCAGGTGCAAATGGAGGTAATACTTCAATTTATACTATAGTTTCTACTGGAGGAGGTGGTGGTGGAGCATATAATGATCCAAACAATACACCTCCAGGTAATGGTGGTTCAGGAGGTGGAGCTGGTTCAGGTGAAACTGGAGGTACTGATCAATTTACAGGTGGTACAGGTATATCAGGACAAGGATTTCAGGGAGGTAGTTCATTACCAGGTGGTAACTACTCAAGTGGTGGTGGTGGTGGTGCTGCAGGAACAGGTTCAAATAGTGTAGGAACAGTTTCAGGTAATGGTGGTAATGGTTTACAATATTTCTTCTCAGGTAGTGCTGAATACTTTTCTGCTGGTGGTGGTGGAGGTGGATATGCAGGAACAAGCGGCTCGGGAGGAACAAGTGGAGGAGGAAATGGTGGATTGCAAGGTTTTGTAGGTAAAGTAGCAACTACTTATGGTTCAGGTGGTGGTGGATCAGGAGCTGGAGGTGCTTATGGTGGTGGAAATGGTAAACAAGGTATAGTAATTATTAAATACTTAATATAATAATATGGCTAATTACGCAAAATTAGAAAATAATATAGTAGTAAACGTTGTTGTGGCTGAACAAGAATGGATTAATACACAAACAGGAACATGGTATCTTGTTAAAGATGATACTATCCCTCAACATAATGCTATTATAGGTGCAAAATATGATTCTTTAAATGAAATTTTTATTCACCCAAAACCATATCCAAGTTGGATTTTAAATTCAAATCACATATGGGAAGCACCAGTATCAAAACCAGAAGATGGATGGTATACTTGGGATGAACAAAATCAACAATGGAAATTAGTAAACACATAACATGATAATAATTGACAAAACATTAACAAACTCACCAGAATTTACATGCATTACTCAATATAAGCACGTAGGTTCAAATATCAAATGAAACGGAAACATAACGTTATAACAATATAAATTCAAAAAATGGTAGACTCAAAATCAATTCTAAACAAAATTATTACTATGTTAGGCATAGATAATAAGGAAGTAGAATTAGGCGGCAACGCAAACGCGGGCGGGCCTTTCTACGGCAAGTTAGAAGACGGAACACAAGTACAATCAGATTACTTTGATTTAGGTCATCAATTGATGCTAATCAAAGGTGCTGACTTAGTACCTGCTCCAGACGCTGACCACATAGTTTACTTACCAATTGGCTTAGCCGGTAGTAACAAAAGATATTTTATCACAACAAAAGGCGGAACTATTACATCAATGCAATTAGAAGACACACATGGTGGTGTTAAAAAAGATGTTAATGCTTCAGCACAAACAAATTCAAAAATGGAAAAAGAAATTCTAACAGAAGAAACAGCTTTAGGATACATGGACAAAGCCAAAATGGAAAAAGACATGGATGAAAAAGACGCTGTTAAAAAAGAAGAAAAAGAAGGTGCTAAAGCAGAATCTATGGCAGTTGACCCAGCTCAACGTTTAGATGCTATGGACGCTCAAATTAAGCAATTACGTGATGATATTGCGTCTTTGTTTGAGAAAATGAAAGGTGGAGACGCTACAGAAATGGGTGCTTCATCAGTGACTGTAAGTGAAGCTGAAATAAAAGCTTTACAAGAACAAGATTCTAAGCAAGGAATGCCAAATAGTGGTGGACCAAGCAAAACAAACATGAGTGCAGCTAAAAAATTCAATGGCGCTCCTGTTGAAGAAAAAGTAAATTTAGGTGGTATTATAAAAAGCAATAATTTAGGAAACACAATGACTTCAGTATTAGCTAAAATGAATGCTCAAACTAGATTTACAAACAAAAATTAATTTAAAAACTAAACATTAGTAAAAAATGGCAACAACAACATCAATAACCACAACCTATGCTGGTCAATTTTCCGGAAAATATATAGCTGCTGCGTTATTAAGTGCACCTACTCTTGATAAAGAGTATATCACTATCAAACCAAACATTAAGTACAAAGAAGTAGTAAAAACATTATCACAAACAGGTATCATAGTTGATGCTTCTTGTGATTTTACAGCTACTGGTTCTGTTACTTTAAATGAAAGAATCTTACAACCAGATGAGTTCCAAGTGAACACTCAGTTATGTAAGCAAAATTTCAGATCGGATTGGGAAGCGGTTGAAATGGGCGTATCGGTATATGACAACTTACCTGCTTCATTCACAGACTTCTTAATTGCAAACACTGCAGGTCAAGTAGCTGCTCAAATTGAAACAAACATTTGGAGCGGTTCAGCTGCAATCAATGGTCAATTCGCAGGTTTACTTAACCAAATCAGTTCTTCAGCAACATTACCAGCTGCAAACTTTGTTACTCAATCAGCTCCAACACAAGCTAACGTAACAGCAAGTTTATTAGCTGTAGTAAATGCAATCCCAACTACCGTTTATGGTAAAGAAGATTTATACATTTACGTATCAACTGCAACAGTTAAAGCATATCAAGCTGCTTTAGGTGCTGCTAACTATCAATTCAATTCATTTACTGGATTTGCTCCTTTAAGTTTCCAAGGTATTAGCTTAGCTTGGTGCCCAGGTATGCCAGCCGGTATTACAATTGCAGCACAAAAGAGCAACTTGTTCTTTGGTACAGCATTGATGAGTGATAAGAATGAAGTTAAAGTATTGGATATGGCGGATCTGGACGGGTCTCAAAATGTGAGAATCATAATGAGATATACCGCAGGTGTACAATTCGGGATCATAGGAGATATTGTTGTAGCTGGACCTTCAGGTGTAGTACAAACATTATAATCCTCAAATAATATAAAATAAGGGTGAAACTGTAGAAAGGAGTAACCCATATTTTAATTGACTCATTTAAATAAATTCAAACAACATGGCATGTAATATTTCATTAGGATATAATGAACCTTGTAAAGACAGTATAGCTGGTCTTACAGCCGTGTACTTCATGAATTACAACACAGGTAGCTTTACATTAAATGCTACTGATGTGGTAACTGCATTCCCTTCAGGGTCTACAGTTTTTAAGTATGAATTGAAAGGTACAAACGGATATGTAGAAACAGTTAACACGTCTAGAGACAATGGCACTACATTCTTCAGTCAAGCATTAAGCCTACAATTGAAAAAATTGACAGCTGAAGCAACTAAAGAATTAAAGTTATTGGCTTACGGACGTCCAAAGATTATTGTAGCAGATAGAAACGGTAATGCGTTGCTAGTTGGTAGAATTGAAGGTGCTGATATGACAGGTGGTACAATTACCACAGGTACAGCATACGGAGATTTATCAGGCTATACATTAGCATTTACTGGTAATGAAGTTTTACCAGCTAATTTCATTAGCGGTTCAACTTTAGCAAACCCATTTGCTGGTGTATCTTTTCCACCAACAATAGTATACGGAACAAATAGCTAATACAGAGGCTTAAAATACTCTGTCCCTATAGCTCCACATAGATAGCTTCCTGCTTGCAGGGGGCTATCACTATGTTCATCAAATAAAAATACAATTAGTGGTTATAGTATTATGATAGTAGTATCTCCAAACACCAGCTCAACAGGTTCAATACAATTTGCTGTACGTACACGCCCTACATCTTCATATTCATCATTTGTTGTTAGAATGAATTTTATGAATGAAGAAAATAATGTATCAGGTAGTACAACTGTAACAGCATCTTATAATTCAACTGACTTTTTAAACGTAACAGCTTCATTATACGCATCAGCTAGTAATTTTTATAGCTTTTCACTTATACAAATGAGTGGTAGTATTGAATGTAATGAATTATACCGCGGTGAATTTACACCAACAACATCATCAGCAACAATAGTAAATAGCAAGCCATTATTCTCATATACAGGAAGTAATGACCAATTTATAATATATTCTTAATATGGAAAATAAAAACATAGTACCAAACGGAAACGCAAATGGCGTAGTTAAAGTAATTAATCTATCAGGTGGATACATTTTACCTAAAATATCTGAATCAACTAAAAGCCGTAATGCTTATGTTGAGTATGGTATTGAATCAATGGATGATTTCTTTACAACACTAATCAAGCGTTATGAAACATCACCTACAAACCAAGCATGTATTGATGGTTGTACTGATTTGATTTATGGTAAAGGTATTAAAGCAAAAGATAAATTAGATTTAGAAGAGTATCTATACAAATTAACTACCAATGATGAAATACGTAAAATAGTATTTGATTACAAATTATTTGGTAACGCAGCTATACAATGTGTATTTGATGAATCAAGAACTAAAGTTATTAATTTCTATCATTTACCAATTGACACTATACGTGCTGAAAAAGTTAATGATGAAGGTATTATACCTGGTTTCTATTATTCAGCTGATTGGTCTAATAAAAAAATTAAACCAAAATATATTCCTGCATTTGGTCAAAATGAATTTGAAGATGATGTACAGGTAATTTATATGAAGCGTTACGCTCCAGGTAAATTCTATTATGGTATTCCTGATTACTATTCATCAATTCAATATTGTGCTGTAGAAGAAGAAGTATCAAACCTACACTTGAACAACATACTAAATAACTTTATGCCTAGTACAATCATTAACTTTAATGGTGGGGTACCTGGTGTTGAGGAACAAATGTTAGTAGAAAATAGCATTGCAAATAAATTTACAGGTACTACAAACGCAGGTAAATTCATTTTATCATTTAACGATAATCCTGAATACAAAACTACTGTTGAGATGTTACGTCCTGAGAATTTACATCAACAATATGATTTTATAGCTGAAGAATCATCACGTAAAATTATGTTAGCACATAGAATTACCTCACAAATGTTATTCGGTATTAAAACATCAAGCGGATTTAGTTCAAACGCTGATGAATTAAAAACATCATACGAAATTATGTTGGC